GAAACTATTCTTGGAACTTGGAAAGATGATATTGGAGTATCTGGATTATTGGCCAAAGAATTTGATACTTCTGTTTGGAAAGAAAAAGACATAACGGTTACTCCAAATGGTTCGGTTTATCGTAGGGATAAACAGGGATTTCTCCCAAAGTTGATGGAGAAAATGTATACTGATAGGGTCAAGTATAAGAAAAAGATGTTGACAGAACAGAAGAAGGGGAAAAATGCTGATCCAAATAAATTATCTACTTATTACAATTATCAACAGAATTTAAAGATTGCTCTGAATTCCGCTTATGGAGCGATGGGTAATGAGTGGTTTCGTTTTTATGATGAACGGAATGCGGAAGCGGTTTCCGTTGCTGGACAATTGTCGGTTCAATGGGCCGAAAATGCAGTAAACAATTATTTAAACAAAACATTAGGTACAAATGATGTGGACTATATTGTTGCTATGGATACTGATTCTTTATACGTTTGTCTTGATAATCTTGTTTCTAGAGTGGGTCTTACCGATAAGGAAAAAATCATTGGATTCTTGGATAAATCCTGTAAACGAATCGAAGAAGTAATCGAAAAATGTTATGAAGATCTGGCTGATTATGTGAATGCTTACCAGCAGAAAATGGTAATGAAACGAGAAGTAATTGCCGATACTGGTATTTGGGTTGCGAAAAAACATTATATTCTGAACGTTCATGATTCTGAGGGAGTTCGATACGAAGAACCTAAACTAAAGATTGTGGGTATTGAAGCAATCAAGAGTTCTACACCAGAATCCTGCAGGAAAGCATTGAAAGAAGTTTTTAATATTATTGTTGATGGAACAGAAGATGATGTAATTGAGTATATAGAGGGGTTCAAAGAAAAGTTTAAGAATATGAGAATGGAAGAGGTGGCATTTCCAAGATCGGTAAAGGGATTGAAAAAGTATAAGGACGCTTCTACAATCTACAAAAAATCCACTCCGATTCATGTAAAAGGTTCTTTGATTTATAATCATGTACTCAGGGACAAGAAATTAACAAAAAAATACCCTACTATAAAAGAAGGGGAAAAAATCAAATTCGCCTATCTCAAGGACCCGAATCCAGTAGGTAACAGAGTAATTTCTGTACTGGATATGTTGCCAGATGAATTTAATTTGGAAAAAAGTATTGATTATGATACACAATTTGCAAAGGCTTTTGTTGATCCACTGAAAGGGGTCTTGGATGTTATCGGCTGGGACACTGAACGGCGAGCAAGTTTAGAGGAGTTTTTCGTATGAATATCTGGGTAGAATATTGGAAATCAAAAGATCACAGAAGTCATATTGAAGGTAGCCATGCCCAAATGAAAGAAAACGCTGAATGGATTGAACCCGACCCGGATGATATTTTTAAAAGATTTTGTCAAAATATGGAAGATGCCGTACGTTTTGCAAGATCAATGGAGAAAAGTGGACATCTTACAAGGATAAAACAAGATGGAAGTTACTGATTATAGTGAGTGGATCATTGAGGATCTAAAATCACAATACAAAAAAACGATTAAAGATAGAGACACAGCAGAATTATTTTCTGACCGTGCAGATCTCAATAAACAAGCATTATTGATAATGACAGAAATTTTGAAGAGGAGAAAAGAAGAAAATGAGTGAATATTTTAATAGTTTATTAAAGGCTACTGGCAATGAATATGGATCAAAAGTATCTGATGGTATAGAAGCTGGTGATGTTTCTGATTATATAGATAGTGGTAGTTATATTTTAAATGCATTAATTTCGGGAGATATTTATGGGGGAATACCTACAAACAAAATTACAGCATTCGCTGGAGAAACTGCAACTGGAAAAACCTTTTTTGTATTGGGTATTGTCAAACAGTTTCTTGCAGATAATCCTAGCGGTGGTGTTCTTTATTTTGAGTCTGAATCTGCTCTCACTAAGCAAATGATCGAATCCAGGGGAATTGATACTGAACGAATGGTCATTCTCCCGGTTACAACGATTCAAGAATTTACCCATCAAGCATTGAAAGTAGTAGAAAATCATACAGATACGGATAAACCATTGATGTTATGTTTAGATTCTCTTGGTATGTTATCCACTACAAAAGAAGTAACAGATATTTCAGATGGTAAAGAAACCAAGGACATGACACGGGCTCAATTAGTTAAAGGTTCTTTTAGAGTCTTAACATTGAAACTGGGTAAAGCTGGAATCCCACTTTTAGTTACTAATCACACATACAAACAAGTCGGGACCATGTTCCCACAAGATGTAATGGGAGGTGGTAGTGGAATTCAATATGCTGCATCAACTATTGTATTTCTTTCTAAGCGAAAAGAAAAAGATGGAACAGATGTTGTCGGAAATGTAATACATTGTAAAAATTATAAATCAAGATTAACTAAAGAGAATAAAAAGGTAGATGTTCTCCTACGATATGATCAAGGATTGAACAGATATTATGGACTACTTGACTTAGCCGAAAAATATGATATAATAAAGAAAGTATCAACTCGTTATGAATTACCAGATGGTTCAAAAGTATTTGGAAAACAAATATTGAGTGATCCAGAAAAATATTTTACTGATGATATTATGAAAGCATTAAACGAAGCCGCACAAGAGGAATTTACTTATGGTGGTTCCGATGAAGAAGGAGTGACAAATGACAATGATGATGGGTGACCCGTTTTTTGATACTAAGATGCCAGCATACAAGATAATGTCAAATCCAAATGACCCAGATGATAGGTCGTTGTGTATACTTATACAGGATGCATCACCGTTTGATGGAGCAGTAGTTCGATATACAAACTTTAAATTAGCTGACGAGACTGGTGAAGATGAGAATATAGGATGTACTTATGAATATGAGTTTGAAATTCCACCGCACGATTTGGGACATGAAATATCCGATGAAGAAGGATCAGATTTTGAACGAAGATTAGGAATATGGGTAATAGAAATTTTACAAAAACAAATGAATGAAATGGAGTTAAATGCAACAAAGGATAGAACAAATAATACTTAAAAATCTGATTCATAACGAAGAATATTCAAGAAAAGTTTTACCCTTCCTGAATAAAGAATATTTCATGGAACCCACCGATAAAATTCTCTATGAACAGGTAAATTCGTTTATCAACAAGTACAACAATTTACCTACGAAAGAAGCACTAACTATTGAACTAGACAATACAACATTAAAAGAAGAAGAATTTGAAAATGTAACAGGACTTTTAAACTATTTGGAGAGCCAGCAAGATGAACAAACAGATATTCAGTGGCTATTGGAAACAACAGAGAAATTCTGTCAGGACAAAGCAATCTACAATGCCGTTGTTAATTCAATCAAAATTTTGGACGAGCCCGATAAAACAAAGTCTGATAAAGGTGTTATACCTGAGCTTCTTACTGATGCTTTGTCTATTTCTTTTGACCCTCACATTGGGCATGATTATCTTCTTGATTCTGATCATCGGTTTGATTTTTATCACAAAATTGAAAAGAAAGTTCCTTTTGACTTGGAATTCTTCAATAAGGTAACTCAAGGTGGAATATCGAATAAAACTCTGAATATTGCACTTGCGGGCACTGGTGTCGGAAAATCATTATTCATGTGTCATGTTGCTGCAAATGCTCTATCACAGGGAAATAGTGTTTTGTATATTACTCTAGAAATGGCAGAAGAACGTATCGCAGAACGGATTGATGCAAATTTATTGAATATCCGTTTAGATGATTTGGTAAGTCTACCAAAACCAATATATGACAAGAAAATAGAAGACTTACGAAGTAAAACTACTGGAAGATTAATTATTAAAGAATATCCCACTGCAGCCGCAAGCACTAATCATTTTAGAGCCTTATTAAATGAATTAAACCTGAAACGAAATTTCAAACCAAATATTATTTTTGTGGATTATATCAATATTTGTTCATCTTCCAGGATTCGACCCGGTCAATATGTAAATTCATATAGTTACGTAAAGTCAATTGCTGAAGAATTACGTGGATTGGCAGTAGAACATAATGTACCTATTCTGTCGGCTACACAAACAAACAGACAAGGATTTCAGAATACAGATGTAGGATTAGAGGACACAAGTGAAAGTTT